GAGATAGTTCGAGAACTCTCGACACCAGAGTAAACAACTGCACTTTTTTGGACTTGAAGACACTGAGGGCCAGTTCCGTACCCACCAGTAGACAGAGCAGAGATGGTCGAATCTAGGGCTACCCAGCCGTCGGTACCGTCCCTAAAGGATGGATTAGATACCAAGTTTGGTTTGAATGGAAGTGTCATTATGCGATAGCACCCTTACGTAGTTCAAAAGCAATTCGTCGTGAGACCAGAGCCGCCAAGGCAGTTTCGTCCATACCAGCAGACGGGTTAACGGTAATGTTTACACCGCCGCCACTAATCATATCCATTATAGCCTTATCACGCTTAGACATGCCGTTTTCGTCTAGAGGCTCAATACGCTCTGGCTTACCTGCTTCGGCGACATTAACCAATGACCCACCCTGGGACGGACTAACAACACCACCGTCTGCTAGACGCGGGATTTTGACGTTCGGAATAACAGAGAACTGGAAATCAACTCCAAGCATGTCTAGAATTCCGTTAACGGAGTCTCTCAGCGGCTTGAAGAAGTTGTTTAGACCGTCGATAACGAAGTTAATAAATCCTTCAAATATCCCAATCAAGAAGTTAACTACGTTTCTAAAGATGTCTCGAAGGCCGTTAAATACGTTGGCAAAGAGCTCACCAACAAACTTAATGGCTGGCATAAGGTAAGTGTTGAAGGTGTCTACCAGCCACGTAATTACCCCAATGATTGCATTGAATGCAACAATAACTACTCCACCGATGGTCTCTGCCAACCAAGAAAGAATAGGAATGACAAAGCCAGACAAGATATTCACAACTGCCTGGAATACAGGCATTAAGAAATCAATTAGAGCTTTAATTACAGGCATTAAAGCAGTAACTAGGTTCTGAATTACTGGGATAAGTGCCTGAGCAAGTGTCTGAATTAGTGGAACAATAGCACCCATAACTTGCTTGAAAGCAGGCATAAGTGCATTGATTAGCTGAGTAATTAGTGGAGCAAGCATAGTAATCAGGTCGCCAACTGCATCGGCAACCATAACTACCACAGGAACGAGTGCAGAAAGTGTTTCACCAACTACTTGAATGATGATAGGCATAATGTCGCCCATAACACTAATAATCTCAATGAAAACATCCATCAATGCTGTAACCGCTGGAACCAGTGCGTCTAAGAGCAGTGGAATAAGTGGAAGAAGTGCCTGAATAATCTGCATAACTGGTGGTAGGAGATATTCAAACAATGCTGTAATCTCTTTTAGATAGTACGCAAGGTAGGTAGAGAAAATCTCAACTAACTTGGAGATTACGGGAATTACTGCACTAAGAATCGGAGGAATAATTTCCATGATTGCTCCAATAAACTGAACAATCATAGGCATTACCTTGACTATGGCGTTAACTAATCCAGTAAATACAGGCTGTAGACCATCAAGAATTCCAGTAAGAGCACCCATCAACTGAGTACCAACACCAGCAAGCTGAGTTCCGAGCTGCTCAAACATTGGCTTAAGTTGTGACCAGGCCTCATTAACAGAGTCAGCAAACTGCTTATTGCTCTTGTAGAGCATATAGAACAAGCCGCCAAGAATGATAAGAGTGGCAATAATTGGGTGTGCTGCAATCAAAGACAATGCAGCCCGTAGACGGCCTCCAATATATGTACCCAGCAATCTGGCAACGGTCAGAATTGAACCAATCGCCAAAGCAGCAGCACCAAATTTGCTAATCCAGTTAATGATGGTCTTGACTACTGGAATCTCAACGAACTTAGCGATTGCTTCAGCCAAGATTGCAAAAATGCCAATAAATATTTTTAGACCGTCCGCGTCTCCGAAAGCAGCCATAATTTTTGTGACTGCTACTAGAAGACGTGCCAACCACGGAGCAGCTTCTTGACCACTACGAAGAATAGACTCGAGTGCTGGTAGTCCTCCACGCATAGTGTCCCAGAACTGTTTCACTTCGGGCATATTACCCATGCGAACAAGAATTCCGACCAACCCACCAATGGTCTGGAACATGGATTTCATGTTCTCTGCAGCACCAATAAAGTACTCTCTGAGCTTGTTCTTGCCGCCAGCCAGTTGGTCTATGTTTTTGAATTTTTCTGTCGCAGTTTGCAGCCAGGTAAGGAGGATATCTCCACCAGACCCCTTATCAAAGTTGGCTTGAATAATCTTTCCAAAACCACCAAAGATGTTACCAAAAACTTTTCCAAACCCACCAGCCAATTCCTTGGCACGAGCAAAGAAGTCAGCCAGCTCACCAGATGCTTTTTTAGTGGCAATGAAATTTCTAAACGTCTCTGTCTTCTTTTCCAAAAACGCGACAAAGTCGTGAGTCAGTGGTGCGGCTACATTCAAGATATCCAAAAAGGCCGCTAAACCATTCGTCAATACTCGACCAAAAATAGTAATAGTATCTTTAGAAGATTTGAATAGTGCGTCTAGATTGTTTAGACCTTCGGCACTCTTTAGATAATCTCCCAGACTTTTTGTGGCACTACCAAGTGCATCACCAATTCCGCTAAACCCGCTCTTTAAGACCTTGAATGGGTCGCCCTTCATAAAGTCTTTTAGCTGGTTGCCAAGTTCGTAAAGGAATCCCTTTGCAACTGCTTCTTTTAGCTCATCAAATTTTGGCTTTAGCTGTACTAAAAGTTTTGCAAACTTTTTCTGAGACTCGGTGAGACCAGCGTATGGGTCGACTCCAGCATTTGCTTTAGCCGCATCTTTACCACCATTGGCTATTTGGTCTTGAAGGTCGTTGTTTCGGTCAATGGCACGACGTAATGCGAGGTCTGCTTGCTCGTATGCAAGCTCGGCTTCACGACGAGCCATAGAGTTTGGTGGAAGGTCCTGAACTCGTGCTAGCTCGTTACGAGCCTTTTCTAAGTTAAGGGCAGCTTCTTTCTCGGATAGAGCAGCATCTTCGGCATCGAAACGCAGCTGTTGCATTTCTTCGCGAAGCTCTTTAATTGTTTTGGTAGTGCCACTTCCAGCCTTACCAACCTGGTTCATCGGACCAGTTACACCCTTTAGGGCCATACCAGCCAGGCTTGCACCTATTTTTAGCCCGATAAACGCTCCAGCAAGACCTACCGCAGCGGGGATGGCCCCTCCGAGTGCTCCAGCTAAGGCTCCTAGGCCTCCTATGAGAGCACCTACTGAACCAGCTAGTGCACCAATAGCAGCCTGAGCAAAGTATCCAGTTCTTTGGAGGGCATGTAGTTTTTTAGTTAGACTGTCTACTTCTGGCCCACCAGCAAACCCTTTTTTGAATCCAGAGAATAGTCCACCTTTTTTGTTGACCCCTCTTTGCACGCCTCGTGCAAGGGTTTGTCCTACTCGCTCACCGTCTTTACCCATAGACGCTTCTGCCCCAGCCATGGCAGCTTTAATTTGCGGTCCAACACCACGTGTTACCGCTGAGACGATGATTTTAGCTTCACCGACTACCGCCATGACTCACCTCCTAGGTTCTAAGCGTCTATATGAAGTTTTAACGTAGAGGAGCGTCCAAAGCTCCGTCGATGGCTAGGCCAGAGTCTGGGTCAAACTGCGTAGGCGGAATGTATGGCTTAACTGGCTTAGGTACATCGTCAAACGGGTTGTCTTCGAAATCAAACCCTGAGTCTTTTCCGACGTACTTTCTTGTAGTGTTGCCACGTTTACCGCTGACGCCGTATGTGTAGGTAGTGCCGTACATTTTGTACAGCTCTGCTCTACCCTTTGATACAGCCTCTGCTTGTTCTCCAGATTCATACCTGAAAGAATCTTCTTCAAAGAAGAAGTGGATAATGTCCACCATGTCTGGTGCATCCAACTCTCCAAGTCTGATTCCGTTAACAAGGGCTTTTCCGTTCACATAAGGCCAGAGGTCTAGGGCCCAGACTATTAAACCTCTGGCTGCTGATTTGGGCGTGATGTGTACTCTTCGATAAGCCAAGAGATAATTTCACTTAGCGTTTCGACAGTCACAATCTTGTCTGATTCCAAAAGCGTGTTAAATGGAGCCAAACTGTCGGCAAGAAGAACCTTGTCAAAAAACTCTGAAATTACTTCTGCTGCAGCGGCACCGTCTTCTCCGCCAGACTTCTTTACTAGGTCAAGTAGTACCTTGCCCTGAAGTGATGGCTTACAGAAGAACTCTTGGTCATAAAGTTTGAACGAAAGTGGCTCTTGCTCGGTAATGCCGTTGCCTGAACCAAAGTCCTTAAATCGCGTCATGTTGTGTTTTCCTTCACAGTTGTTTGTGTATTCGAGGCTTATGCCTCCTGTATTATTCTACCTTATTATTGGTAGGTGTGTGTTTAGCCTCTGAAGTGTAGAAGCTGCCTAGCGAGGTATGGATTAGGCCTAGTCCCTGGGTGTCGAACCATTGTTGTAACTACACGACCACGTTTACCCTTAAAAACCAAAACTCCATCGGTCTCTCTTGGTCTAATAATGTGGGGTTTAGTTCCTTGATGGTGAAGAAGAGCGTATGGCAAATCTGCTCGCAAAACTACATATTGACCAGTAAAGTTCCCCAGGTGGTGTGCCCTAATATTCTTTCTAAGAGCACCAGTCTTGACTCCGACCATTCTCCTAGCTCCGCTAAGAGCTACTTTCTTTTTTCGCTCTAAATACTTCCAGAGGTCAATGCTGTCCCCAGAGTGTGGAGTGTTTAAGAATATGCGAAGCTTTTCGTCATATAGTTTGGTTTCTAGGTGCTTACTAGCCATTAGGGGACTGCCATGGTGATATTAAGGCTTGCTGTTTGAAACCCGCCCTCTGGTCCCATCACATCTAGGGTAGCAATGACTCCCAGACCGTAGCCAGTATCGTCCCACTGGTCCAGCTCATTGATAGATTGCATCAAAATCCACGCATCTATTGCAGTGATGTTTGAGGCCAGTTCTATTTTATCCCCTGAGGGCGGCTTACCGTTAGGCCCCACTGTCGGGATTTGTCGGCTTAGTTGGATATGAAGAGTTGCACTTCGAGGAACATTGCACCGCTGAGGGGTTGCTGCTTCATCTCCAGGAGCACCTAGGTACATTTGAATAAGAGAAACAACAAGCTGCTCGCAGTCAATGGCTGGTTCCTGGCCCACTGTCCAATACTGACGGGATGGCAAAGGAACGTTGTACGACTGAAAAACATTTCGTACACGTTCCAGGACGCCGTCCATCATGTCTCGTAGATTGAACGCATCTGACGAGATTTCAGCTAGATTGATTGGCAAGGCCATTTAAGAAGTCCTAATTACTCTGCTGACTCTTCGGCAGGTGCTTCTTCGACAACAGGTGCTTCTACCTTTGGAGCAGGAGCAGCCTTCTTTGCAGGGGCAGCCTTCTTTGCAGGGGCAGCAGTCTTCTTTGCACCTGGCATGTCTTCCGCACGGAAGTTTGTCATAATCTCTGACATGTTTATTTTCCTTCAGTTAGATAGTTATTGTATAACTATGCTAGTGTACTTAGTTTCAAGTTTGCCGATGTGACGAGTACTACCTCATCAATCGACGGGTTTGCAAGGCTTGGCCTGACACCATATAGGTCATATGTACCAGAATCAGCCATTCCGACCGCACCGATAGCATCGCTATAAGCAATGGTGATGGTGATGGTCTCGTCTTCCTCATCAATAGTTGCAGCCGTGCTAGCCAAAGTTACTGACTTAGACTGTGACCAGTTTCGGACTGTAATGCTTGGAGTCCAGTTTGCTTCGTTGATGAAGAAGTCTGCATTGATGTCAGCCAAAGGAATGGTAATAGTTCCAGTAGTAGAACGAACTACCGTGATGTCTTTGGCTGTGTTAGCGGTGTACACCAGTGGCTTGGGGGTGTAGCGTCGTCCGCGTGGAACATCTACCGAGAATACTCGGGCCTTTGCACGAGCTTTGTCTGGGTTTACGCTCTTGAGGAATAGGTCTACAACATAAAGACCAGTTTTAAGTTCGTCTAGGAAGTCTTGCTGGTCAAGAATTGTGTACGAAACACCTTGACGGGACACAGAAGTAATACGCTGAGGAAGAGCACAATCTTCGTCTCCAGCCCACAGTTTTGCAAATTCTAGGGCTAGAACCCTAGCAGCCATTCGACCAGCCATTGGTGGCACTGACCCATATGAATAGGTGATTTCCGTGTTGCAAGGAGTCCAGGGAGTC